CATCTTGCCCTGCAATGTAGGTAGCCCCTGCTGCAACTGGTGAAGGTGCTGGAATACCTACTTTGATATTCTGGAACAAAGCCGCCTTGCCGTTGGCAATGTCAGCAGCGATGGTGGTCTCATCGGAGTAGTCGGTGGTCGTTGCGTCACATGCAAAGATGATGGCCTGTGAGCCTCCACCCGTCAGCGTTTCACCGCAAGCATTCAGGAGTTGTTCTGGAACATCCTCACCGCAATAGTTATTGCAAGCCATGTCTTTCGTTTTAAGGTTGTGCCGACAAATTTAGCCCTATGCGCGGGTTGATTTTCGTTTGAATTATTTTGCGGCTACGTTGTTACCATTGATGCCTTTGCTATATTTGCAGCCATGACCGATAAGCCTGTGACCATAAATCTAAGGGGAGTTCCCGAAGATGTGCATGCTATCATCGTGGAGGAGAAGACTCGGGCTGAACTTGCAACGGGTAGAGTGACAAGTAACCCGCAAGCTATTTACACATTGATCAGAAAAGCGAAGGGGAAATGAGAGTAGCTATGACCTCCATTGCCCCGCGTCATGCGGTCGGTCATGTGCAGTCATCTGCTGTTCAGTCATGGATAGATAACGGATTCAAGGTCTATTCGTTCAATTGCCCGACCGAGATAGAGCAGCTTAAAGAGCAATATCCGAACGTTACTTTCGTGCCTTGTCATGGCACTATGCGAGGCGTATTCAAAGCCCCATACGTACCTATTTCAGCCTTCATCAACTACGCCAAAGAGCACGACATTGAGCAGGTGCTACTGCTTAACTCCGACATCGTGATAAAGGACGAACAGGGCGCATTGAATCGGTATTTGGATTTGGCGAGTAATGGCCTTGTCATTGCGAATAGGGAAGACCACAACGGAGACTACAAAACGCCTATCCGTTACCCGCATGGTTTTGACGCGTTCATTATTCATAAGAACTATTACGGCAGGATACCTACATCAATGTTCTGCATGGGGCAAACATGGTGGGATTACTGGCTGCCTTATCGCTTCTTGAAGCAGAACATACCAGTTGTAATTGCTCGTGAAGAAATCTTCTTTCACCACAGACACCCCGTGCAATACGATGGCAAGGAGTGGATAAAGATGACGCAGCACTTCCAATGGATTGAAGCGTACAACGATAAGTTAAAACCCCAACAGGTTACTGGAGAAGTTTACAACTACATTAGAAGGCACTCGAAATAAGGAATAATTGTGTACATTTACACCGCTTGAGACCGTTGCCAGTTGAACCAAACCACACACAATAAGCCCCAATCCTGTCAGGGATCACCGTTCACGGCAGGTCGCAAGCACCTGACGGATTGGGCATGTGATGCAATGGAAGAATGGAAATCAGTTTTAGGGTATGAAGGGCTTTACGAGGTGTCCAACACTGGTAACGTTAGGTCTGTTCCTAGAGTGTCGGTTCGCACGAAGAATAGCACAAGATGGCTTAAAGGTAAGATGCTTTCAAGTTGTCAGCACAATTACGGGTATAGAGAATACAAGCTTTCGAAGGGGGCAATAAAGAGAGCTAGATTTGCTCACATTCTAGTTTTGGAGGCGTTTGTGTGTCCTAGGCCAATTGGAATGCAGGGTTGTCATAATGATGGAAACCCACTAAACAACTGCTTGGATAATTTACGGTGGGACACGCCAAAAAACAATCAGGCAGACAGGGTAAAACACGGCACTAGGCAAGTTGGAGAAGATTGGTGCAGATCAATACTAACTGAATCGCAAGTAATTCACATTAGAAATTCTGAGTTGAGTTGTAAGCAGTTAGGCGAGGTGTACGGCGTACACAAGACCACAATTCACTTAATTAGAAAGCGTAAAAACTGGAAGCACATACCATGAAACTGGATATTTTTTGCCGCACGTACCATGCTGACCTGAAATGGTTAGAACATTCCTTGCGCTCAATTCATAAGCACGTCACTGGATACCGCAAGATAGTTGTCGCTATACCGAACGCGTCCATGCTATCACATTTGACGGCTGAGACGGTTGTACAAGTAGAAGACCTGCCAGATGGTTACATAGGCCAGCAGTTCACAAAGATGAACGCGCATCTATACACTGATGCAGATGCCGTTATCTTTTGGGATAGTGATGTGATAGCTTGTGAACACGTGGACGTTTCGGAGTGGGTGAAAGACGGTAAGCCAATCATCTACAAAACGCCATACGAACGCACGGAAACACCTTGGAAACCTATCACTGAAAAGGCAGTAGGCTTTCCAGTGGCTTACGAATACATGAGGAGGATGCCTTTGGTTTACCGCACAGACACCTTGCGTAATGCTTGCGCTCATGTCGAGGCAACGCACGGCATGACTTTGCGCCACTACCTTAAACTTTGCCCACATCGTGCGTTTAGCGAGTTCAATGTTCTTGGGGCGTATGCGGAGAAATTCGAGGCCGATAAATACCACTTCATTGACACGGAAACCGTACACATGCCAAAGAATAAGGTAGATCAGATGTGGTCGTGGTCGGGTTTGACAGCGGAGGATATGAAGAAAATAAACAGCTACTTGGGATGAAGCTAACCGAACTAAAAACACGTTACGACATCGGTAATGTATTGGACGCTATGGAATTGACTGGCGAAGGCGTAGAGGTTGGCGTTGCCTTTGGTGAGAATGCGGAAATCATACTCGACACATGCCAACTTTCCAAACTTTGGCTTATCGACCCGTGGGATTACGTGCCGAATGAGAACCCGAAAGGCTATGCAGATGCAATAAAGGACTGGTTAGGCTGCTACAGGTATTGCCGTGAGAAGTTGGACAGGTTCGGAGCAAGGGCACGAATGATGCAATTTACCAGCGTCAAGGGTGCGGAGTTGTTCAAAGATGAAAGCCTCGATTTCGTCTACATTGACGCTAACCACATGCGGCCTTACATTGACAACGACCTTAAGGCATGGTTCTGTAAGGTCAAGAAAGGCGGGGTATTTGGCGGTCACGATTACCACATTGTTGACCGAGATGATTACATTTGTCAGGTAAAAGCCGCAGTAGATGAGTTCTTCGAGGGCAAAGGCTACACGCTTCACGTAACGGAGGATGATGATCCTTCATGGTATATTATTAAATGAAACTACACAAGCTCCCGAACGGTAGGCAAGTAGCATTACTTGAAAATGACACGCATATCTGCCCTTGGATAATTCAAGAAGGCAGACTTGATCATGACAGAAATTGTTTGCCATTGCTCGACCCGTACATTCACAAAGGCTTTACCGTTTTAGATGTGGGCTCTTTCGTTGGCGACCATACAGAGTACTACGTGAACCGCGTAGGACGTGAGGGTGAGGTATACGCATTTGAGCCAAATGATCGCGCTTTTGAGTGCCTTGCCTACAACATGGAGCAGTATAAAAACGTGGCCTGTATTCCATTTGGGATAAGCGACAGTGAACACAAAATAGGCATTTCCCAAAGCGACAACGTAGGCGCAAGTCATGCGATAGATGGCGATAGCATTCAGTGCATTACTATTGACAGCCTAAACGCGAGGCAATGCCACTTCATTAAGATGGACTGCGAGGGCATGGAGTTACGCGCTTTGAACGGTGCTCAAAAGACGATAGCGAAATTTCGCCCGACAATGCTGCTCGAAATCAATCGGGGCGCATTGGAAAGACAAGGAACGTCAGCAGATGAGGTCTTTACATGGCTGAATGAACACGACTACACGTATCGAAACATATACGCAGAACAAGGATTAGAAGATGATCAGTTGGATATACTTTGCTTGCCGAAATGAAAGACCCGAACATACAGACAGGAGTTGTGCATTCCCAAAGCAAAGCGGCTTGGAATGTTATCGGAACAAAGATGGGTGGCAAGTACAAAATAGCGCGAGTACCTTACATTGTTGTGGATGATGCGGAGGTCACAGAGACGAATAAGAAAGAAGCGTTTGAACATGCGCAATACATATCAACATGCTTCAACTTCTCAAAGCTAATTTGCTACCATCTTCCCCAATGAAGAAAGCCCTAATTTCTGGCTGCACAGGCCAAGACGGCAGCTACCTATCCGAACTACTCCTGTCATTGGGCTACGAAGTTCACGGCATTATTCGCGCATCTTCATCAATGATACAACAGTCACCGAGGCTGTTCAACTGCTATTTAAACCCGAACTTCTACACCCATTAC